TCTACCGCCGCAAACAATGAAACGCTGACGCCGGATTGTGTACTCTGCGACGATGTTACCATCGGCACCGATGCCGACGAAAAGGTTGCAGTCTACACGGCCGGCTGCTTCGACCCCGACAAGGTGAGCGTCGCTGCCAGCTACAGCATCACCGAAACCGACAAAGATAATCTGCGTATGCGCGGTATCGTCTTCAAGGACGCCGCTGCTGCCAACTAAGGAGGGAGTCAACTATGAGTGCAGAACTGAACTTCTTTGATACCTATATCCTGATGGCGATTGTTGAGGAAATCGTGCCCAAGCAGACGTTCTTCAAGGATCGCTACTTCCCGACGGGCGATGACGACATCTTCGCTTCCGACAAGGTGCTGACCGAGTACCGCAATGGCGACCGCAAGATGGCGGCGTTCGTGTCCTCCCGCGCCGGTGATATTCCGATGGAGCGCCGGGGCTTTGAGATCCACGAATACCAGCCCGCGTTCATCGCCCCGTCCCGTCTGTTGACGCAGGACGATCTGCGCAAGCGCGGCTTCGGCGAAGCCATCTATGCCAACAGCACCCCGGCCCAGCGCGCCGCCCGCCTGCAGCGTGACGATCTTTCCGATATGGACATTCGCATCACTCGCCGTGAAGAGTGGATGGCCGTCCAGACCATGATCAACAACTCCTGCACGATGCAGTCGTACATCGACGATAAGACCGAAGGTGAAAAGCTGTATGTGCAGTTTTATGACACGACGAGCGATCACGCCTACACCGTCAGCACCAAGTGGAACGCAACTGACGAAAAGGGTGCGGCGTTCTTCTCCGACGTGAAGAATATGTGCCGCAAGCTGTCCAAGCGCGGCCTCCGGGCAGCAGACCTCGTGATCGGCTCCGACGTTGCAGACGCGATCCTCGCTCTCACGGACGTCAAGTCCCTGCTCGACCGCAACAGCGGCATCATCATCGGCACGATTGATCAGCAGCTCAGCCCCTATGACGGCGTTACCTATATGGGTACGCTGAACTTCGGCGGTTTCCGCCTCAACGTGATTTGCGTGGACGAAACCTATGTCGATGACAGCGGTGCGGAGCAGCGGTACTTCCCCGCGACCTCTGCAATGGTCACAGCTCCCGACTGCGGTCACATGATGTACGGCCAGATCACGCAGATTGATTACGGCTCGACCGACTTCTCCACCTACGTTGCGAAGCGCGTCCCGAAGTTTGTTCTCGACCAGCCCAACGACAGACGCAAGCTGCGCTTGGCTGCCCGTCCGCTGGCTGCGCCGAAAAACTACTGCCCGTACATCTACGCGGCAAACGTCGTGGCCTGATCGGCGCGTGAAAGGAGTACGACATGAAAATTGAAATTATCAGCGGTTCCTACGGCTGGCGTAAGACCAAGGACGCCATGCCGAAGCTCGTTGAGCGCGGCGGCATCTGCGAGGTAGACGAAGCCGAAGCAAGGCGTCTCGTCGCGCTCGGCGTCGCAGCGATCGTCCACGAAGCAGACGAAGCGCCTGTTGCAAGCGGCAGCACGGTCGAAAGCGGCGACACCCCCTGCGCCGATATGCCCAGCGAAGAAAACGGCGCAGAGAGCGGCGCAGAGGCCCATCTCGACGCGGAGCAGCTACAGGAAATGACGGTGGCACAGCTCAAAGAGCTTGCCGCCGAGCTTGGCATTGAAACGGCGAAGCTCCGCAAGAAAGATGACCTGATTGCGGCAATCGTCGCCGTGCCCGTCGAGCCGGGCGAGGAAATCAGTGAGGATGATCTTCCTGATCTGAGCGCCGCCGCGCCGGTGGTATGAGCAAATTCAAGGACATGGTCGCGCGTGACAATGCGCGGACCTTTATGAACCTCGACGAGTTTGCAGAGAAGCGGATCGTGGTCTACGACGGCGTGACATACGACGGCGAGGATCACGCTGGCATTCCGGTTGTGCTGTCCGGGCTGAAAGAGAAAGACCGCCGCCAGCTTATGAGCGATCATATTCAGGGGCTGTTCCTCGTTTCGTCCGTGCTGCATTGCAGGATTCAGGATCTCGGCGGCAACCAACCGGAAAAAGGGACGCGCATGGAGATCAGCGATCCCGATGACGCTACCTTCTTCCGACGCTTCTACGTCGCCTCGTCGGTCTGCGAGCTGGGCCTGCTTCGCGTAGAACTGGAGGCGTTCAACGAATGAGCAGCTTCTACGTCGAATGCATCGGCGCTGAGAAATTCCAGAACGCAGAGCAGATGCTTGCTGATGTGCCGGGCGGCATGGAACGTGCGCTGAAATCCGCGACAAAACGTGCCGTATCGTTCCTGCGAACGCAAAGCACGAAAGAAATCCGGCAGCGGTATGACATCTCGCGGAAGAATATCCGCGCCGAACAGAATATCCGCGTCAATTACCGCTATTTCAACGGTGTTGAAGCGCGTGTCTCGTTCCGCGGCAACAAAATTCCACTCTGGCGCTATGGCGGCTCGTCTCCAAAGACGCCGACCGTCAATCCCGACAAGACCATCATGGCCATTGTCAACGGCAATCTTCGCCCGGTTCATCCGGGCATTGCCGCGGCAGGCCATCAGCTCGTTTCAACTTCGCCGACCACGTTCTCCCGCGCGTTCGTTGCACAGATGAAATCCGGGCATATCGGCATTTTCGAGCGGACCGGCGGCAAGACGGCGACTGGCGACGCGGAGATCAAGGAAATCATGGGTTCGTCTGTCCCGCAGATGCTCGGCAACGAAGATGTTCAGGAAAGCCTCGCTGAAAAGACGATGGCAAAAATGGATGAACGTTTAGAGCATGAAGTGAACCGAATCCTTGCAGGATGGGGAGGTTAAATTTTGACACGACTGAATTTACTGGACGCGCTTACGAGCTTCACGAATGAGGTCATGCGCGAAATTCTTCTTCCCGTGCGGCGGCAGAAGGGCGACGAGGAAGAACCTGCCGAGCGCCCACCGCTGGTCTACCGCCAGCGTCTGCCCGATGTCAAATCCGCGACCTCGAAAGCGCCGTACATTCTGCATCAAATCGTCACTGGCGAAGATGAGCAGAAGCCCGGCGAGCCGACGGACAGCAGCGTTGAGGTCCGCTCTCTTTTCTGCGTGTACGGTGAAGACGATCAGGAAGGTGCGCTGCGGCTGCTTACGACGGTCGAGCATTTCCGTCAAGAGCTTCTGATGCACGGCGTAATCGCCAAGCAGTTTGCGCTGGATCTTTCACAGAAGCTATCCACACTCTACTACACCGACAACACCGCACCGTACTTCTGCGCGGAGCTGGTGTCGGTATGGAAAATCCCCAGTGTCAACAGGGAGGCATTTGCATGGTAAAAGCCAAAGGCAAGGCCGGTGCGAAAAGCGCCGGCTTTTGTATGTACATCGGGCCGAGCATCGTCGGCACGATCCAGCAGGCGCGTATTCTGTACGGTGACAAGCAGGACGCGCTCGCGCAGATCTCGGCAGCGGTTGAGAAATATCCGCTGATTGCCACGCTGGTTATCCCCGGCGATCAGGTATCCGAGGCAAGAATCAAAGTCAAAACACCCGGTAATCTGCTCTATGTGAATTATCACAAGCTGGCAGACCGGAGAAAGAAGGAGGAGTAACCATTGAAGCATGGCGTATATGTGCGGGAGCAGAAAACGAGCGTTTCGACGCCCGTTGTCGCTGAATCCGGTGTGCCGTTCGTTGTCGGCACAGCACCGGTCCACTCCGCAGAATCCCCGGCCGCGCTCTTTACCCCGGTGCTTTGCACCGACTGGGAAGACGCGGTAAAGAAGCTGGGCTATTCCGACGACTGGAAGACCTACACGATCTGCGAAGTCATGTACTCGCATTTCAAGCTGTTCCAGCGTCAGCCAATCATCTTCTGCAACGTGCTTGATCCGAGCACCAACAAGGAGGCCGTCGCGGGCGCGGAAGTCACCCTTTCCGGCAAGCAGGCAAAGCTGCCGTTCGACGCGATCCTGTCCAGTCTCGTTGTCAAGACGGCATCTTCGTCCGAATCGCCGCTTGTCAAAGACACGGACTATGCCGCGTACTACTCGGACGGCAACCTTATCGTCGAGACGATCGAGGACGGCGCAGCCAAGGACGCGACCAAACTCTTTATCAGCTACGACAAGGTCAAGACGACTGAAATCGGCGACGATGATATTGTCAAGGGCATCGAGGCGATTGACCTCTGCATGGCAACCGTCAGCATCACGCCCGACCTCATCATCGCGCCCGGATGGTCGCATACCAGCACGGTGCAGGCCGTCATGGCGGCGAAGGCCGAAGTCATCAACGGCATTCTCGGCGCAAAGTCCATCTGCGATATTGACTGCTCCGCCAGCGGCGCACGCAGCTATGACGCCGTCGCCGCGAAGAAGTCCGCGACGAACCTGATCGACCCGGCTCAGATTGCAGTCTGGCCGCAGGTGAAGCTCGGCAGCAAGCAGTTCCATCTCTCCACCCAGCTCGCGGGCCTGATGGCGAAGGTGGACAGCGGCAACGACGGTGTGCCGTATGAATCGCCCTCTAATAAGGCCCTCCAGTGCGACGGCGCTTGCCTGGAAGACGGCACAGACGTCACCCTCACGCTGGAGCAGGCGAACATTCTGAACGCCAACGGCATTTGCACGGCGCTCAAGTTTATGAATGGCTTCGTGGCGTGGGGCAACTACACCGCCTGCTACCCCAGCAACACCGACATCAAGGACTATTTCATCCCGATCAGCAGAATGTTCAAGTGGGTCGGCAACTCCCTCATCAAGACGTTCTGGTCGAAGACGGACAGCCCCATGAACCGGCGCCTGCTGGACAACATCAAGGATTCCGCGAACAACTGGCTCGCAGGGCTTGTGGGCAGCGAGTATCTGCTCGGCGCCCGCGTTGAGATCCTCGACTCCGAGAATCCCATGACGGACCTCATGGCCGGTATCGTGAGAATCCACATCTACATGACGCCGCCCAGCCCTGCACAGGAGATCGACTTCGTACTCGAATACGACACCGATTACGTGCAGAGCGCGTTGGCGTGACGAAGGAGGACTGAACAATGGGAATGGTAGATCAGGCCGTAATCAACTTTGCCTGCTACGAAGACGCCAAAGACTTCCTCGGTCTGGCTTCCGTGACGCTGCCCGATGTTGATTTCATTGTTGCGACCGTCTCCGGTGCTGGCATTGCCGGCAACGTGGAGGCGCCGATCATCGGCCATATGAACGCCATGACCGCGCAGCTCAAATTCCGCACCTTCAGCGCTGAGAGCCTGAAGCTGCTGGAGCCGCGCGAACACAACATCGACCTGCGCGCGCCGCAGCAGGTGTACGACCCGATTGCGGGCGTTTACAAGACGCAGTCCGTCAAGCACGTCCTCGTGCTTGTTCCGAAGACACTGTCGAACGGCAATATCGCCCCGGCGTCTCCCACGGACGGCTCTGGCAGCTACGCCGTGCGCCGCTGGGTGACGTACATCGATGACGCGAAGGTCATGGAGCTTGACCCGTACAACTACATCTGCGAGGTGAACGGTGTCGACTATCTTTCCGACACCCGCAAGGCCCTCGGCAAATCGTAAATCTTTGGGGCGGCGCGCGATGCGTCGCCCCACCACTCTTGAAAGGAGCTATGAATCATGGAAAACAAGAATATTCAGAAAACGACCGCAGAGGAAAGCAGTGACATCTTCGCTGTTGCGGAAGATCAGGATAAGAAAAACGCCGCAATCGACTATGCGGCATTTGTGATGCAGCTTGCAAGGCCGCTCGTTCACGATGAAAAAACCTACACGGAGCTGACCTTCAACTTTGAAGATCTCAGCGGAAATGACTCCCTTGCGATTGAGCGGGAGCTGCAAATGCTCGGGCATACGGTGATCGTTGCGAACTTTGACAGCGAGTACCTTATCCGTGTTTGCGTCAAGGCGTGCACCGAGAAACTTGGTCTTGACGCGCTTGGCAAGCTCAGCATCCGCGATTTCAACCGTCTGCGGAACACCGTAAGAGGTTTTTTATCGCGCAAGGAGTGATCGTCGGAGATGGCGGCGTATGGCTTCGCAGGCAATGCCTCGCCATGGCCCGGACGAACAACACTCCGGTAGATTTCTGGTTATCTCTACGTCTCGGCGAATTTTCGCAATGGGTGAAAGCCTCTAATGCGCTGATTGCCGAGGAAATGGAGAAGCGAAAACAAAAACGCAAGTGAAAGTGAGGCGGAGATATTGGCATCGCGGAAAGAATATGAGATGCTATTTGCGCTTGAAGCGCAGCTTGGCCGCGAGTTTCGCACGACCTTTGCAAAGGCCCGCGGCGAGCTCGGCGACACGGCCGATAGTGCAGAATCTTTCGGCAGCCGCGCGACACAGGCCGTGGACGCGGTGTCGAGCGTTCTTGCCGCGGCTGGTATCTCCGCTGCGCTTAAAGAAATAAAGGAAGGCTTTGACGAGTGTGTGCAGGCGTCGATGGATTTCGAGTCTGCCATCACCGGCGTCGCCAAGACGACAGACCTGACAGACGAAGAACTGGCAGATATGTCGGACGCAATTAAAGCCATGTCCACGGAGATCCCGGCATCTACGACCGAGATCGCCGCCGTCGCTGAAGCTGCTGGCCAGCTTGGCATTCAGAAAGACGCGCTGCTCGATTTTACGCGCGTTATGACAATGCTCGGCACAGCGACGAACATGACAGCCGAAGATGCCGCAACCGCCCTCGCGCGGTTCGCGAACATTACAGGCATGTCCGCAGACAATTATGATCGTCTCGGCGCCGTGATCGTTGATCTTGGCAATAACTTTGCAACGACCGAATCTGAGATCACGCAGATGGGTACGCGCCTTGCCTCTGGCGGCAAGCTGGCCGGATTGACAGAGCCGCAGATCATGGCGCTCGCCGCAGCAATGTCCTCCGTCGGCATCGAGGCCGAAGCTGGCGGTACGGCCATGACGCAGACGCTCAACGCCATCGAAAAGGCTGTTGCAACCGGCGAGGATTCCTTACAGAGCTTCGCAGATGTCGCGGGAATGTCTGCGGATTCGTTCGCGGAAATGTGGAATACGGACGCGCTGGGCGCTCTGACAGCGTTTATCCGCGGGCTTGGCAATCTGGACGAACAGGGCGAAAGCGCTGTTCTGGTGCTGGAAGACCTCGGCCTTACCGGCATTCGCCAGAGCAATATGCTCAAATCCCTCGCTCTGGCAGCAGACCAGATGGACAGCGCCGTACAGACGGCAAATACCGCGTGGGATGAGAATATCGCTCTGACGAACGAAGCCAACAAGCGATACGCCACCACGCAATCCAAGCTGGATATGATGCAGAACGCCTACAACAACCTCAAGGTTGCCGTAGGCGATGCTTTTACCCCGGCGCTGCGCGATGCCTACGACGCCGGTACGGACGTGCTGAACGTCCTCGGCGAGTTTGTGCAGGAGAATCCTGCGCTCGTCAAGGGTGTTGTAACATTCACGGGCGTAGTCGGCGGTGCAACGGTCGCATTGACGGCATACGCCGCAATCTCCAAAGTCATTAAAGCGCTGGACATTGCCACAACATTCGGTGGAATGGCCGGGCCGATTATGTTGGGCGTAACTGCCGTGGCCGCGCTGGCTGGCGGAATCGTGGCAATGGCTGATGCAGCCGAAGACCGTGCGGCTCCGTCCGTAAAGGAATTGACAGAAGCTGCGCGTGACATGAACGAGGCGCTTACCGACGCAAAGTCTGGCTTCGATGATTCTGTCGGCAGCACAATGGCAACGGCCACAGTTGCGGAGCAGTACATTGACCGGCTGAAAGAGCTGGATTCTGTTGGTGAAAAAACGACTGCCCAGCAGCAGGAATATCACGGAATCCTCATGAAGCTGGTTGAGACCATTCCGGAGCTATCCAGCTATATTGACCTTGAAAACGACTCCATCGACGGCGGCACGGCTGCGCTCAAAGCAAATACGGACGCATGGGTAGAAAATGCCCGCGCACAGGCATACCAAAACGAGCTTTCCGAGATCTATGCGAAGTATGCCGATGTTGAAATCGAGCGGGCAAAGCGCCGGGCAGAGCTGACGGATGCAGAGGAAGCCGCGCATGAAGCTACTCAGGCCTATAATGACGCGCTTGCCAAGCAAAATGCGCTTTACGCCGAAGCGCAGAAAAAGGCTGATGCCTATTACGAAGAAACCGGCGTTCTCCGTGATGCCGAATACTTCCTTGGTGACGAAATCAACGCCGTCAACGATGAGGTCACAGACGCCAACATTGCGTGGATTGAGGCCGCGACGCACGTTACAAACCTGAAAGAAGCGATTGAGGAAGACAACAATGCGCTCAGTGCGGCGGATGAAGAAATTCAGGCCGTAACGGACGCATACGAAAGCCTCACGGAAGCAACGGATGATTCGACCGAAGCAACCGAAAATGCTTCGCGCGGACAGACGGAGCTGAACACCGAGATCAGCAGCGTCAAGGAACGTGTCGAGGCTCTCCGGCAGGCGTATCAGGAAGCCTATAAAGCTGCCGCAGAAAGCGTTCAGGGCCAATATGCACTTTGGCAGCAGGCAGACAGCATCGTTGCGACCTCTGCGTCCAGCATCAACAGTAATCTCCAAGGCCAGATCACGCATTGGCAGACCTACAACGATAATCTGGCCAGCCTGCGTGACAGGGCTGGTGATATTGAGGGCCTGACCGAAATGATCGGTTCTTTCGCAGACGGCAGCTCCGACAGCGTGAATGCGGTTGCCGGCATGGCTGCGGCCAGCGATGAAGAATTGGCCGCGATGGTCGAAAGCTGGAATAAGCTGCGCGAGGAACAGAATAAAGCCGCCGAGGACATCGCAGACTTCCGCACCGGCTTCTCTGAAACTATGGACGCGATCAGTGGAGACCTCGAAGCCACCATTGACGACATGGATCTTGGCACGGAAGCTGCGGAAGCCGGTCGTGCGACCATTCAGGGCTTCATTGATGGTGCAACCGGAATGCTGTCGACCGTGCAGTCGGCGTATTCCCAGCTCGGATACGCCGCCCTCGCTGCTCTCAGCCGAAACGTACAGAACAATAATTCTGTTGCTTCGAGCCGCCGCATGAGCGGGTTCTCCCGATATGCCAGCGGCACAACCTCTGCCGAGGCCGGCCTTGCCCTCGTCGGTGAAGAAGGCCCGGAGTTTGTGATGATGCGCGGCGGCGAAGCGGTCTTGAACGCGGCCGACACACACAGCGCCATCGAAGCTATGACTTCCACTTCGGACAGCTCCGTTCCAGTGCAGGTCAACATCACCGTCGAGGGCGATGTCAACGACGGCGTTATGGAGCGCCTTGAAACCTATGGCGAGGAATTTGCCGCACAGGTACGCGCGGTGATTCGAGAAGACAATATCAACGCGCAACGGGGGGCGTACAGATGAGCAGAATCTACACGACTGTGCAGGGCGATATGTGGGATATGATCGCCTACAAGGAGATGGGCAGCGTCGACTATACCGACGATCTGATGAACGCCAATAGCTCGCTGCTCAGTTATTTCTCCTTTCCCGCAGGCGTCATGCTGACAATCCCTGATGTGGTGGAGCGCCGCGCATCTACGCTGCCGCCGTGGAAGCAGGTGCAGCGATGAGCAGCCGAAATCTCGCGAGACGCACAAAAGCCGAGGTTTCCTTCGGCGGCATCGACATCACAAAATCCATTCAGCCGTATCTTCTGTCGATCTCCTATACGGACAACGAAGAAGACGAAACGGACGATCTGCAAATCAAAATTCAAGACCGCGACGATCTCTGGCTCACGCAGTGGCTCGATGAAATCTCTGAAAAGCTGTCCTGGGCATCACCCTCTGGCGGCAGCGCGTCTGACGATGCTGTTGTCAGCGAAGCAAACAAATACCTCGGTACACCGTATGTTTGGGGCGGCAGCAGTCCGAGCGGCTTTGACTGCTCCGGTCTTGTCTACTACGCGCTCAACGAAGCCGGGATCAGCGTTCCCAGAACGACCGCGCAGGGCTACAAGGATATGGCTACACCGGTCAATGAAGCCACAGCGCAGCCCGGCGATCTCATCTTCTTCGGCACGCAGGGCGTTGTCGACCACGTCGGTATCTACATGGGCAATGGGCAAATGGTCAATGCGACCGGTTCGTGCGTCCAGATCACAGACATCAACACCCGCAGAGCCGGGATTATCAGTTGGGGCAGAATCGGCGGCGCCACGCAGAGCGGCTCTGCTGCCTCTGCACAGGCAGGCACGCAAAGCAGCGGCTCAGGATCTTCTACTTCCTCTGGCGAACAGGGTGCATCCTCCGATGGCGGCGGCGCAGAAGAACGACTCGCCATGGACGTTGTGTTTGTCCGTGAGAACTGGAACAGCGACGGCTCCGACGCGGTGCTGCCGTGCGGAGAATTTGAGCTTGACAACATCTCCTGCAGCGGGCCACCGAACACAGTCTGCATCAAAGGATCTTCGATTCCGTTTTCTTCGCAGCTCCGGCAGACCTGCAAGAGCAAGGCATGGGAAAGCTACACGCTTAGCGGCATTGCGAATGAAATCGCCGGGAGCGGCGGTATGACCTGCATGTATGAATCGGACAGCGACCCATATTATGAGCGCGTCGAGCAGATCGACATGAGCGACATTGAGTTTCTGTCGCAGCTTTGCCATGATGCCGGCATTTCTCTCAAGGCAACAAACCGGATCCTTGTACTGTTCGATCAGCGCAAGTACGAGCAGAAGCCAGAAGTCCGCACCATCAGACGCTATGACCACAGCTATAAGACGTACCAGCTCAGCACCAGCGCAGCCGATGCGCAGTATGCGTCGTGCCGGGTGTCCTACGTCAACCCCGAAACCGGACAGTGTATTGAGGGCATCGCCAAGGTCGAGGGATACACCGAAGACCCGAACAATCAGCAGCTTGAAATCACCGCCAAGGTTGGAACAGTGGACGAAGCGAAGGAGCTTGCAGAAAAGAATCTCCGTCTTCGCAACAAATTCTGCCGCCAGGCACAATTCCTGCTGCCGGGAGATACCGACCTCGTTGCGGGCGTCAATGTCGCGCTCAAAGGCTGGGGCGGCTACGACGGAAAATACATCATCAAGCAGGCTGTCCACAAGCTGGACAGCGGCGGCTATACAACGCAGATCTCGCTGCGCATGGTATTGGAGGGATATTGATGGACGCAGAAAAAGTGTTAAAGCGGCTCGTTCGCGTCGGAACTGTGACGGACATCGACAATGCCAAGCGAAAAGCGCGAGTGAAGTTTCAGGACTGCAATATGACGTCCGGATGGCTCTATGTGCTGGACACGCACCCGCACATTCCAGCTTATGACCCTGCGCAGCAGAAGACAGAGTTGCAGGATGGGCATCAGCACGACCTCACGATCAAGCCGTGGATGCCGCTTGTCAACGACACCGTCCTCACGCTCTATCTGCCTGTGTTCAACGGGGATGGCTTCGTGCTGGGAGGTATCGGATGATTGTAGGGGCACTTGGAGACGTTGTTTTTTCAGTTTCGTCGCGCACGCTGAAAACGATCAGCAATTTCGTATGGTCCGGTTCTGCGCGGTACGCCACGCATGATCTCCATGCCGGCAACAGCATTTCGGAATACACCGGCACAGACCTTGCGAAGATCACCTTTGACATTCAGCTTCTTGCTTCCCTCGGCGTTGACCCAATGTCCGAGATTTGGCGGCTGTTCGATCTGGAACGGCAGGGCGTGACGCTGCCGCTTACGATTGGCAATCATGGATACGGCCGCTATCGCTGGACGATCCTGAGCCATAAGACCAAGGCGGAGCATTATGACGGGCATGGAAACATCATCAGTGCGACGCTGAGCATTTCCTTGCAGGAATATCTACGATGAGGGGCGCACACTATGGGCTACAAAATCACCATGTCGGAGATCGGGCCGATCAGCCTGAACGAAACCGACCCTGTAAAATCCATTCTGCAGAACGTGTCCATCATCCTGCGGACGATCAAAGGCTCCTGCCCGATGTATCGCGGCTTCGGTATTGACGCTACCTTGATCGACCGCCCGATTCCTGCGGCAAAGGTGCTGCTTTTCTCTCAAATCCGCGAGGCCATTGAGGAATATGAGCCGCGCGTCCGTGTCAAGAGCGTCGATTTTGATACGCAGGAAGAAATGCAGGGCGTTCTAAGCCCTATCGTGGAGGTGGAAATCGTCGATGAGTCGTAATACCGAATTTCAGTTTGTTTCGACCGACGCTGCGGAAATCACAAATTTTCTGATTACCGTTTATGAAAACTTGACCGGGGTGAGCGTCAGACCGGCCAGTCCGGAAAAGCTGTTCGCGCAATGGGTAGCCAGCGTCATCATTCAGGAGCGGGTCTACAACAACTACACCGCAAATCAGAATATTCCGAGCCGCGCCGAAGGCAAGAACCTTGACGCGCTGGCAGAACTGTACTATCTGCAGCAGCGCCCACAGGCAAAACCTGCTTACTGCACGGAACGGTTTACGATCTCCGAGGCGCAGACGTTCGCCATCCTCGTCCCCAAGGGGACGCGCGTCACAGACGCCAGCAACACCCTGATCTGGGAAACTGTCGCCGACGCCTACATCAACGCTGGCGATACCTACGTCGACACCGCCATCCGGTGCCAGACGGACGGCACAGTCGGCAACGGCTACGCCGTCGGCCAGCTCAACGTGATCGTTGACGTGTTCGACTACTACACTTCCTGCACCAATATCACGACTTCCGACGACGGCTCGGA